GTATATACGTTTCATTTACTTTGTCAATAGCCTTTAGTGTAATATCTGACATTATTTTTCTAAACTTTGGTGTATCTTTAAAGTTCATAATAAACTCATCATGGAAATCAGCACTTAATCTCTTGACTCCCCACCTACTGTACATCTCTTCTAATATATTGTCAACCCACATATCAAAAAAGAAACTGCCCGTACCTTGGCACAATGTACTAAATCTATCAGAGTCTTTTCTAAGACTATAACAAAATCCATTGATAGGGTTTATTAGCCAGTTACCCCAATCCGTTTCAAACACTACTTGTTCAGCCGCTATAACTTTTACTGACCAATTCAGCTCCCAATAAGCTGTTAACAACTCTGTTGCTTGCTTTTTAGACATACCTGAGTCCCTTGCTATTGTCTCAGCTCCAGCATTATAAACACTAGCGTAGTTACAATTACCAGTTATTGTTATCATCTCATTTTGTCTTATTACAAAATTACCTAACTCAGTTGATAAACAAAAGACATCACAATTTATATCCTTTTCTATCTTAGTTTTCTGCATCCCAATCCAACCAGTACTCCTACAATTAAGTGTAGAGTGGGAGTTACTATTCTTAGTGGGTTTAGTATTAACTAAAGTACTTTTACCTAAGAGTTCAGCTACTAAATGGATAGCATCACAGATATTCCCCTTATTTTGATATATTTTTTTAGTCGATGACTTTAAGTGAGATTCGCTTTTAGGTCCATCCCCTAGCCAAAAAGCATCAAATAGTCCTTCTAAACAAGCCTTATTTAAAGTTAATATAAAAGGTATAAAGTCTATATCACGCTTATTTTTTAGTGGCATTCCCATCCTTGCCCACCACTCCCTCATTTCTTTAGATTTTATAAAGTATACCCAAACCGTTTCTGAATTACTATTCAACCTCTTATTAATAGTAAATCCAACATCTCTTAAATCTTTTTCAAGGACACTTTTAAACTTTCTCTCATCTTGGGATACACTACATAGGTGATGCCTTTTTTTACCCCCCGTTTGGCTTGTTTTGCCTGTGAAATCTGATATTCTCAAATATCCCTCTGACAGTATCCAACCTAGAACTCGTGCATCTGAAACTGTTATATCTAAACTCCCCCCTAGGTATGGAAGTGAACTATATATCCTATCATCCACTTTTAAATTTGCTGTCTCTCTGTAAATGTCTTTAGTGTGGGCTTTTCCACCACTTGTCTGTACAGGCCACCTATGATCAGGAGTAGATTGAAGTTTCCAACTTACTGTCCCCATACTCAGGGTTTCCCTATCTTTATAGAACACTTTATTAGTGACTTTTGTAAATTTAGTGGTCTTAGATTTTAAGTCTCCCCCTAACACCTCATCCCCTATACCAATATCTTTAAAATACTTCCAACCCTGCCTAGTTAATACCTCAGTGTTATGTACTGGTAAGCAAGTTTTACCTAGTGACCTCTTAGCGTTAATACGATCTCTATCTTCATCAGGAGTGAGGGGTTTAAAATTAACATTTCCCTTATTAGTCTTATCATACATAAAATTATCAAACTCCAATTCGGTAATTAAGTCTGCTACTAATGCCATTTTTACGTGAGCATCGTATCCCTCATCCATCATAGTCTTTACGTATTCAGGGTCGTGAGGGATCATAAAGTGATGCTTAGTCCTGTCCTCTAGTCCACTTAAATCACTACCCTCTTGTATGTTCCCATCAACACAAATAAACAGACCTCTGATATCAACACCGTAGGGCTTATCTACAGCAGGAAGGTTAGCCACTTTTCTATGTTTAACCCTGAGGGTATTAGTAGTGCCACCAACTTCTGCTTTTAAATGTCCATCCTCTGACATATTATCTTTAAACCCTTTAACCATATCAAACCTGTGCTTAATTAAGGTGTACTTACTATATGCTAAAATCTCAGGAATAGTTTCTGCCAACTTAACTACACTGGGGCATAACTCTTTACCTTCATCTGTGTCCATATTAATTTGTGGTATACCTCTTGGCTTTGGTTTTAACTCCCTCTTGAAACCACTGTCAACCCAAGCTTGCTGTTGCTTTTTATCCTTAACCCATTTAAACGTCCTTGGCTTCCACCCATTCGCGAATAACCACTTCTTAATCTGATCGGGGCTATTTACATTTGGTTCTTCATAGTTTACAAACCTCCAACACTGCCCATAGTCATCAACGTAGCCTAATGGATTACCTAGCTCATCTAACACATCAATAGTGTCTAAGTATTCATTCCACTTTAACGCATGAGCATTTAGTTCCCTGTTCTTCTTGTACAACTCAGCAGGTTCATTACGCTTAACATACTTAGGAACTTTAGGCATTACAGTTCCTAGCTCTACTTTAGCCTCATCTATATGCCCCCCTAGTACGTCTATCAACTCATCTAGCTTAGGTACATCTACTTTCCACCGAGTCTTTTCTTTGAGCCTACGATTGTCAGCTTTCATCATTAAGAAAGTCAGTATGCGATCTATATAATCATCTACAGTTGAAGTGCCTTTGTACCTATCAATATAACATACTTCGTCATCAGAAACTCTAGTACCATCCACTTCACCGTCATCAATACATTTCTTAGTATACCCATACATTATCTCAAGACGTTCCATAAGGTCAACCCAGAGGTGACTATTAATCTCAACATCAGAGGTACAACGTAATTTCATTCTCTCGTAATGAGCCTTAGTTTCAACAGGGTCATCACTAACGAATGCCCACTCAGTCTCATCAACTTTGAGTTTTTCAACCCCATAGTCCTCAAAGAAACTATCTAATCCGTGTACATCTCTTTTATGGTTGAGATACCATGACAAATCTAAAGTATCAATTACCATGAGCTTAGATAAGTCCATATCTAATAAGTACTCTAATGCGGGTATATCAAAACAAATCCCATTGTGGAATATAATGGGTATGCCATTATTAAGATGATGATTTAAAAAGGCCCTTAGATTCTTCTTAACACTTCCTTTTAGGGATGCTATAGGCTCCCCTACAAGCTTATAGGAGAGAACATGAACCTTTGTATAGGCAAACAGGGCATCTGTCTCTATATCGCTTACAGTGGCGTTACGCCAGTTAGTTATCTGTTTCAATTACCTTCTCCTTAGAATTTAAACTCTTCTAAACTTAAAAGAGCTTTACAATCTAATAAATGTCGATACTCGTCTATCAAACTCGCTAACTCTTGTTTCTTAGCTTCTGTATAGGCTTTAAGGCACTCTTCCACACTATCTGAAATTATTATGTGCCTACTCTTCCTAGTTCCATTAATTACTCCTAGAGAAATTTGAGCTATGTACTTTCTATTTGCCTTTTTAAAAGTAACTCCAAGAGGTAGGCCATCAGACTTAATTGTACTTACTTTTATAAAGAAAGAGTTAATCCTACTGGGCAGGAAAACACAAGTCTGTTCTGAGTATAATTTATTCCCTTTTATGTGGCAATCTTTATCTAATTCCCACCCTTGTATATAGTTATCGCTAAACCAAATTAGAAAATTAGAGAACAGTTTCCAATCCTCTCCTACCTCACAATCTCTATAAGTAGGTTTTCTAACATGGTAAGCCTCACTGTAACACCTACTAATCATACTACGCCATACTTTGTATGCTTTAGTGCCTGACATATTCTTCATATCATAAATACCCTCAGTGCAGATATTCTTAGTTCTCACTGTCAAGTCCCTCCCTCTTTACATATACTTTCTTTGGGATAGTAGCCACTTTAGAGTAAGTCCCTTCAATGATCCCCTTTTTACTCTTAGGACCTTTACTTGGGTTAGCTTCTAAATACTTTTTCTTGTCATGCATCCTGTGGGTAGCATTCTCATAGTAGTACTCTCCTGCAAAGGGGGAGGTTCTCCCTGTCCAACGGATCTTAGTAGCTTTCATTTTAGTTACATTCCTTTCAAACTCATCCTCAGCTTCTTTATCTCTTGAAAATAGTAGATTACAAGCACTGGACTTAAAAATACTACTACTCCCAAAGAAATCCTCCTCATTAATGTCAGCCCCCCTAGAGTTGGCTTTAGTTCCACTACTACTTTTTCTAACGTGTGAGATAAGGATAAAAGTAACTGTGTACTCCTTAGTCATTCCTTTCATCCACTTATAGAATTTAGCTTGCTCCTCATTAGTAGCTCCCTCTAATACATCACTCACAGGATCGAATACTATCACCCTACAGCCACAAGATATGATTAGATTTTCTGTCAAATCCATTATAGTGTCAATTTCTCCATCCCTCTCTTCAACTAGATAAAACCTATCGTTGCCCTCATCATCTAGGAACAGCTTATTAGAGGCTTCTATTACTTCAGGTTGGTTAAGAAAGTCCACTTTGTCCTCTGGGGACTCTATTAAATTTATTTTATTGCCAATGTGCCTAGACAATAGATTTATACCATACTGAGCTGAGTCTGCTTCTAATGTTAATACACCTAATTTATGTGGACTGTTAAAGTACCAGTAATAACTACATTCATCAACTATAGTGGTCTTGCCACTTCCACTAGCACTAGCTATGGCAACTATAACTCCTAAAGGTATCCCACCCGCCATTAAATTCTGTAGTTCTGACATGAAAGGTGGTAAGGGAATTTTCTCGATCATTACATACTCTATCATCTTATCCCTGATCCCACCACTACCTAGTATACCACTGGGAACATACTTAGTTATTCTCCAATAAGCATTCCAAAATGAGTCTGTGTCTCTATTCTCTAAGTATTCATTAGGATCATTCCTATCCATACTTAGGATGTACAC